GAACAGGTCGCTGCTCAGATAGTTGATATGCGTGAGACCCTGCATGAGTTGTTCCGCATGTCGAGCCCTCCGGCGACTGACTTGATCGCCCGCGCTATCCGGGAGAAGAGATCGTCCCACGGGATGACGGTTCATGAACTTGCGATGGTGATGAACATAAGCACCAGTCAGGTTCACCGGCTGGAGGAAGGGCTGGTCGCCATGTGGCCCTACACGCATGAACTGTCAGCGTTCCTCGAAGTCCCTCATCAGGAGTTGGTGAGGTGCCTGGATGCAGAGACGGACCAGTACAAGGAAGCACTCGCGACGCGAATGGAGGCGAACCTTGATGCGCGTAGCGACCACCTGAAGGTAGCCCGTGGCGCTCTTGAGGTATTCCACGAAATGATCGAACACACGAAGGCGGGAGTGAAGGATGCTAAGGAAAGATGACCCCTACTACCCACAGGTCCGCGAAGACACGCGTGTCTTCACGGACGCGATGCACCGCATCTACATGGCTGAGGATCGCCACCGTATAATCGACCGCCGGTTCTGGACGAAGAGAGAAGACTTTGTCAATAGCGCCAGCGATTGGCTCGGCGGCGATATCCAAGTCACCTACTGGTGGTGTATCACCGGGGAAATCATCTCGCAGGATTCGTGGATAGACACCGCTCGAACCGGTCAAAGCCTCAGCGAACGCATGCGAATGATTGCCTCCCAGCAGGTGTCCATCAGCGACGAGTACGCGGTTGGGTACCCGAACCTGAACGCTCACCTCCAGGCTGAACAACTCCTAGAGATCGGGGTGTCCTGCCACATGGCCGAATCAGCCCCGGACGTGTGGACCGCCGTCAGCGAGGCCAGCCTTGGTATCGGATTCATCCTGAGAGCCAGCCGAATCGTGTCAGTGGACGGCGAGAACGCTGACGTTCAGAAGATGAGAGACCAGATCGACCAGGCGCAGCGGTTCCTAGCCTCTGTCTAATCGGTCAGCGAAGAGGTGCCCCTAGTGCCAACCTTCTGTGCGACCGCTCCCTTAAGCACACTCAAAGCGGCTGCAATGCCGGCCCCGGCGACCAGCTTCCACTGCGACACCCCGAGATCGAACACGCTGTTGGACGCCATGGCCCCGAGCGCAGCCTCGATGAACGTGGCACTCATTCTCTCTGCTAGATCCCTTGTAAACATCTACCATCCTTCTTTCTTCTGGTCCCCGACGAATATCGGGGCAGTGAACGTGAACCCCCGGGTGGGAGTCACGACAGCGAACGCCTGAAGCGGATCGCAATCAGGGAAGTTGAAAAGCCTGGAGAACTCGTCCACGCCTTTCGCAGACCCGCATGCGAACACGCCTTGATCCGGCGCAAGTATCTGCTGGTGGAAATGGCCGAAAGCCATCACGTCGAACGAGGCGTTGACACGCTTCTTCTGAATCATCCGCAGCACAGGGGCCATCAGGCCACCAACACCACCGCCACCGCCTCTGATCTGATCGCCGTGCGTCAACAAGATGCGGGTGTCGTACACCTCGACAAGGCAATCGGCGGTGTCAGGGATGTCCCAGGTGATGCGTTCATCAGCAGCAAGCTGGTTCGCGGTCATCGTCGCCAGCAAGAAGTCGAGGTTGTCGCGGACCCGGCCCTTCATGCGGGGCTTATGGGTTTGCCGGCCGTGGTTACCAACCACGCTCGATATATGCACCTTGCCGAAATGGTCGGCGAGCGTCGCTACGCACGAGGCGAGGATCGGCGACCAGTAGACACAGGTATCGATCCCTGACACACCCTCATTGGACTGCGCCAACTCGTCGTGAATGTCGCCGGAGCACATATCTCCACCCCACAGGAGACACAGGCCATCGATGTCAACACCAGCGATGTAGTTAGAAGCCAGGTCGATAGTGGCGTCGCAGAAGCGTCGCAGGCGCATCTCGGCGATACGCCGGTCGTAAGCGTTCACGCCGCCCATCTCCGCGACGTTCACGACCTCGTCCAGGTGGAGGTCGGACATCATCGCGACGACTGTCGCCGCTGACTTCTTCGGCTTCTTCGGAGTCAGCCAACGCGGAGGAGTCGCACCAGCGGCGATCTCGTAGGCAGCAACCCGGGCCAAAAGAAGATCCCGCTCACCGACGACCTGTTCGGTTTGTTTACGGGCCAACCGCAGCTCTGCTTTCGCCTTCGTGGCCTGCTTCTCGATGCGGGTGAGCCGGTCGAGTAGCAGCGCCTTGTCGGCGAAGTCATCGAGGTCGCTCACCAGAGTCCTGCCGGTCGCGGATAAGAGCAGCCACCCGATTCACAGTGGCGTCCTGGTAGCCGTGAACTTCCCGCAGCCACCGGGTGATGATCGTCGCTCCAGCGTCCGAATCAACGATCTCAGACTTGAGGTCGTCGGGGAGGCGATCCACCCATCGTGACCGGCCACGCCGGTCGTGGGAGAACCTGAACGAATCGAGGCTTACGGGACCGTCAGTAGCCGACAAATCAGGGTTCCTTCCCAAAAGGAACCGTCAGGGCTGTACCTGACAGGTTCCATCTGTAGGTCTTCGACCGTTACCTGTTCGGAACGGTCGCCCTCCTGAAATGTCACGGCCTTTGCAGTCGTTACCAGTGTACGCAATGCGAGGTACTCGGTTTGTGAGTTGTACCCGGCTGAGGCACCGGCACCGTGTGATGTGGCGACACGCCCCTGGATGATGAGCGGGGCGATGATCTCTTCGACACGGTTCGGTTGTGGGCGGGCGTGCAACGACCAGCGTTCCAAGATCGGCCCGGTGGTGGCGGTACTGCCGCTACGAGCCAGAGTGACCTTGACAACGAATGTCTCTGACGACGGGTCAGTCGCCGTGTACGCCGTCTCCGCGGACGTTTCGGTCAGCACCATTGCCGTGGATACGTTGTTCTCGTCGGTCAACGTGATGGTCGTTGTCCCGGCCACGCCAATGACGGTGCCCCGGTAGTTGATCGTGGAGGTTGCGTAGTCGGTGCCGGTGACCCGGTAATCGATCTGACCGGGGCCTGACTCGGCCTGTTCGTTGGCGAACCGTCCTGACACAGCCCGGCCTACCTTCGCCGCAGCCGTCCCGAACGTGACCTGGCCGACAACCAACTCGGCGTCGGTAGACAGGTCGCCGGCATAGGACTCCGAGTAAAGCTCGCCGTTGGAATCGGTGAAGGCCAGCTTCCCCCCGAACACTTCGAGGCTCTGCACGTTGCCTTTGGTGCCGGAGTCGTGGGCGAGGAACCGGGAGTAGGCCGGGACCAGGATGTCGGTAAAGACAGCGAGGTCGGCTTTCCAGGTGTCGCCGTTGGAGGTGCCCCAGTAGGCGTTCTGGCCGGAGATGCGAGCCCCGTAGGCGGCACCCCCGTCGTCTATGACTGGGCCGAACGAAACGCTCTGGTTGTCGTTGGAGTTGATTAGGCCGAACCGGGCACCGGCCGATGTGCCAACCACCATGATCTGCCCGAACGTGTCCACTGAGAACGGCCCGGAGAAGGTTTCGCCAACGGGGAGAGTGGCGGCTGGCACCGGGTGCGCGAGCGACCCATCGGTTGCGGAGATCCCTATGGCGTACAGGATCCCCTGGCCGTTGTCGTTGTACGCGGCGTAGAGGGCTTGTGGGCCGCCTTTGATAGCCACGCAGGTGCCGGTCAACGTTTTGTCGAAGGTGAGTACCGCTCCGGCCGCGCTGAGTTCCACGATCCGGGCACCGTCAGCGGACAGCAGCCGGCCGTTGGCGTACTCGATGACATCGCCTGCGAACGACCCGATGGTCGAAGCGGTCGTCGCATTAGACACTGTGCCCTTCTTGACCGCAGACCCGATGGTGGCGTACACGCTGGCCCCATCAGAAGTCCAGTCGGTGATCGTGCCACCCATTGGGGTGGATGTGAAAGACGGTGACGCCGATGCGTTCGGGTTGCCGTACTTCAGATCCGTCCCGTCGGAAAAGTAGAAGACGGTGCCGTTCACGACCCGGGCATACAGATTCGAGTTCGACCCGTTGGACTTCTCCTCGATGGCCTTGCACATCTGCAAATGGCCCTTCGTGAACACGTCCACGTTCTTACTGGTATGGAACCTTCGACGGTCCGAATCAGACAGGTCGTAATGCTCCTGGCCTGCCCCATAGGACCAATCGGTTTGCGACCTGACCCACTGGCCGACCACAGACAACGTCTGCTCGCCGACATCAGAAGACGTGTCGCGCTGTTCCTTCTGAGCTGGGATCGTTGACCGCCGGTACCTCTCAATATCTACGAGGTACCCACGGCCATCTATCGACACGTCGAAACGCGGAGTGACCGCCATCGGTTACTCCCCGCTACGAAGCCACGTCGTCGGGTAAAGCTGCGCCAGGCGAGCCTTCTCCGCTTCGATGCGTTCATGCCGACGCAGACGAAGATCCCGCATCGATGCCGAAATAGCGCCGGATGGCACCTCGTCGGCACGCCGCATCGGCGACTGTGTCGTAATGGATTCCCGTGCAATGGGCTTGAACGTCATCAACTGGAGTGCCGCCCCTAGGACAGGCAAATCGTAAGCCTCGGTGTGCAACCCTGTAGCGGTCAGGGCAGTGCTGGCTGCGGTCAACGTCGTGAACGGAGCCTTGTACTCGACACGCACCATCTGGCCGGATACCGGGATGTCCTGGAGGATCAAAGCAACACCCGACGCGAACGTCGCAGTGTTTCTGTTGCGTCGCAGAGCAAACCTCCGCACCTCCGGTTCCGATAGGTCAGACGACGGGTCTACATACGTCACCCGGTACACACCGAGGGCGTCAGAGGCCAAGTTGTAGCCATCGGTCCCTGACACATAGGAAAACTCGGGCAAAGTCTTGACCTGGTACAGCCCGTTAGCACTCAGATCATTCAGGTCGGTGTTCAACGCGTCGAGGATCTGATGCGCCGGGTACTGCGGCGACACCCGAATGATGTCCTCGGTGGAATGGCTCGCCGCTGACGACCCGCCGTAACCGCGAAGGGCACCCACCAGGCTGCCCGACACCGAAGTCACATACAGCAACTCGGTGCCAATCTCGATCACCGTTCCGGGGACAACCGCCCCAGCCGAAAACTCCAAGTTCAGCGTCGAAGCCGACGTTGACATATCGCCGTTCAACCGGTTGATTGGCTCAACCGTCCCCGACAGGAGCAAGTCCCTGGTTCGATCAATCCACGTCTGTGCAGTCATGCCGATCTAGTCCTCAGTCGGCAAGCAGCTTCTCAGTGGCTTCGCGGGTCCGCTTGTTACGAACCACCGTCCCAGCCTCAACTTCCATCTTAGTCTCAGCGTGCGATTCCAACTCTGCGCTGCCTCGAACCGACGGGGGCTGAATGTTGTCGTCGCGGAGACGCTTATACGCCCCCATGTCCTTGGTCATCTGCTTCTCTTCGCGCTTCGCCTCAGCAGCCAAAGATCGGGACGGCATCGCCGACGCAGCAAAGCTGATAGACCGGACCTTCTCGCTGAACGCCTTCTTCTCTTCTTCTGTCATCTCGTTACTCATGCGGCCTCCACGTTGATGGCGTATCCAGCAGCGGACAGGAGATCCGCTTCTGTATCTGTCAGGTCAGACGGCGACTCATGGCCCCCGTACAGGGTTCGGGTAATCGTTGTGTCGTCGGCCGGCTGGGTCGTAGTGACCGCACCGGATGCGATCCACACGTTCACGCCCTTGGCGCGGGCCGGGTAGAAGCGAGCCAACCGGTTCACCGCAGCCAACGGCTGGTAACCCGGTTCACCTGGTGCCAGGGGCGGCAGCGTGTCTTGGGTTGTGGGGACGTACCGGCGTCGAAGACTTGGGCCGATACTGGCGACAACCCCGGCGACTGTGGCTGGCGTGGCCGACGCTGCGCCGACAACGCTTGTAGGGGCAGGGATGGCAGCCACCCCGGGTACAGCAGACGGGGCGAAGTTCGCATCCCCGGTAACTGTCGCTGCGGGTACAGCACCAACACCAGCGACAGTGGCCGGCAAAGCCTCAGTGTAGAGAAGAACTGTGACACTCGGGATAGCGCCGAGCCCGGCGACAACGCCCGCTGCGACATCAACGACGCTCGCTGGCCCGCCCGCTAGTACGGCACCAATCCCGGCGATAACCGCCGGGGCGGTGTTCGCATCAGCAGTAACTACCGGTGCAGGTAGCGCACCGACACCGGCAACGGTTGTTATCGCAGGGTCCGCTCCGATGTTGACATCAGCGACATTGACCCCACGGTAAGTCGTAGAGGTCTGCCGGTAATCAACCCCGGACGCCCGGTACGAGAGACTCCGCTCGACCTCAGGGAGAGTCGCGACACAAGCAATAGTCGCCGGGGTGACCGTGGCGTGACCAGCCCCGTAGTAGTTGCGAATCGTGTCCCGGTAATCAAACGATGCACGATAGTCAGCCATCGTCTGACCTCTCGGTCAACCGGTGCTTCTCATCATGGACACGCGTCCACACCGTCAACCCAGTCACGTCGTCGGACACACCCTCAACCTTGTCGGTCAAGTAGTCGAGCTTGTCGATGCTTCGGTTGTGCTGATCAGTGTTGTCCCGGTTCAGGCGACGCAAACTCACGCCGAACATGCCAGACACCACTGCTGCGGCCACCAAGCCACCTGCTCCAACCCACTCAGCGGCCATCAAACATCGCCTTGTAGGTGTTCTTGCCGAACACACCGTCAACCTGCAACCCGTTCTGAAGCTGCCAGAGACCAACATGCCACGCGGTCTTCTGGTCATAAACGCCTGTGATCGGCTGATCGACCATCATCTGGATGAACCGGACAAGCGGTTCTTTCATACGAGGCCACCGGACCCGCAGGGTGCGCCTAAGAGGCGGCGCTACGAGCTTCGGTGGAGTCGCTTCCGCATTAGTGGGCCGCATCTGGTCAAGCCGGTAGTAGGCACGGGAACCAGGGCAGTCTTTACTCGCTACGTCACAATGGCCTTTCAGCTCAAAGTTCGGTGCGATCAGCCCGGACTTGACGCCTTGGCCGATGAGGTTTCGGATCGCCTCGATAGCAGTTTCGGAAAGTTCCTGGCGTGTCGTGTCGCCGATGATGCAGATGGCGTAGGACCGGTGGTTCCAACCTTTGGTCGCTCCAGGCCGGTTGTTCCATCCGCGTAGTTCGTAGGTGTGCCCGGACATGGTGCCGACAGCAAACGAGTAGGCGATATCTGCCCAAGCCTTCCCAAAGTGGTAGTTCTGGTAGGCCCTGAGGATCCGCGATTCCCCTTCTTGCGAGTTATCTTCGAGAAGGGTCGCGCCGTGATGAATGAAAACGTGATCTACCGGCTTTCGTAGACGGGTAGTCCAGCGGGGGCGTTTAGCACCCCAGGCGCTGCGGGAAATCACGTCCATCAGCCCGCCTCCAACGCCTCGACCCGGCGGGCAATGTCATCCAGCTCTACAGCCAACACATCGACAACGTGGATTGGGGCGAACCGTTCAAGATCGGAGATCCGGGCAGCGTGAAGGTCGTCTATCCGATTGGCGTTCTCGATGACAGCGCCGGAGATTGTTTCCAACCGTTCCACGAACTCTGCGCCTGTTGCTTCCTGGAGTTCCACGACAGTGGTCTCAAGACCCCCGAGACGATTCGCAAGCTCTGCGGCCTGCCAGACCACTACACCGCTGGTCGCCGCGACGCTCAGAAGCAAACCGACGGTTAGGCGTGAAACGCGCAAATCTTTGACGCTGGTTGCGGCCTCGATGTCCATCACGCCGCCTCTAAAAGAGCAACCCGGTCAGCTAAAGCGTGCAGCTCGTCTGCTATCGACGGCGCCAACTGTTCCGACTCGGCGGTCTCCTTGTCGGCTTCCTCCCGTGCTGCTATCAGTGCTGCGATGGCTTCCCAGTCGATGGCCGGATCCTCGACAGCCGCCCCGAGGTTCTCCAACCTGTAGTCGGACACCTCCCACCCCATGTTCTCAGGGGCCAGAGCCGGCCCGCCGTAATAGGCGTCAAGCCACGCCCATGTGACAGCCGTCTTGTCGGAGACAACAATGTTGTGCCGAACCCAGTCGCCGCCATCCAAGCGGGCTCGTATGAACCCCTCGTCAAAGTCGGCTTCGCACTCAAAGCGAACAGGATCACCACCCACCTGAACCTGGCCGACCTTGATCGAATCGCCCCACTTTGGCTTCTGACCCAAATGGTAGACGTACATGCCGATAGGCATAAAGCCATCCTTGGTCTTGCCAAACCAGGTGCGGAACGAGAAACCATCAGGGTTGGGCTGCCGGTTGCCGTGGCCGTAAGCCCGACCCAGGCGGTCCTTGTAACGGAGATCAGCGAACCCCAGCGTCTTCCCCGTGCTGTTGGAATCCCAACCGGGTAGCACACGCACCGTGTAGGAACACCGCACATGGCGGCACGGAGGCACTTCCCGGTACAGCGAAGTGCCGTAATGGGAACCTTTGCGGAACATGATCCGTAGGCCCTGCACACCGGAGCCGTTGTGGGCTTTACCTGACCAGGCTTTCTGCCAGTCGCCCTCGAAGCGTTCGTGGACGAGGGACGGCATTACTCGTCGCGGGTTCTGAACCTTGGCGCCAGGTCGGCGATGTTGACCCCGGTGTCTGTGACCGGGAGCCCTAGAACGTGGTCGGTCACTCGGTCACCTCGTCGAGTTGGTCGAACGACCACCACATCTGAAAGACGTAACGGGACTGTCCGACAGGCGGGAGAGTCTTGTGGGCGTGGGTCCACCCGGCAGGGAAAATGACGAACTTGCCCGCCTCAGGGTTCACGAAGAAGTCCTGCTGGGGGAACAACAACTGCCCGCCGGTCTTGACATCGTTCAAGAATCCGACGCCGGTCAGGTGGCGCCGATTGAGGACAGGGCCGTATGGGTAGTAGTCGGAGTGGGTGGCGTGATAGGCACCGCCGTCCAAATAGCGGAGCACCTGGTAATGCTCTGCCACCGAGAAGGACGGCTGCTTGTTGGCTTCCGGGACATCGCCTAGGTACTTGTTCAGACAGGTAGCGGCGAACTCCAGCATGGGCCGGTGCACATTCGGGAAGTCATAGGCCGAGTAGGACTGCTGATGGGAGTCACGTTCTGCAAGGTCCGGTTCGTCAGAGCCGATGACCTTGGAGCGGTGCCATTCGCCCTGTTCGCTGTGTTCGATGATCTCGTCGCAAAGCACAACAGCAGGGTCAGCGGTGTAGATGTGGATGAAGTCGTTGCTCTGGGTTAGCGGAGCAAGAGTGGCAACAGAAGATTCAAGGAGCATGACCTACTCCTCTGGCATTTCTATTTCCACCCAAGTGGTGTTTTCTTCATCCCACTCGTAGAACGGCGGCTCGCCAATGGTGCCGGGGTAGGCGACCGGTGCTTCCCAGAAGTGGCCGGTGTCGTCCAGCACCCACGATGGGAACGGCTTCGGTTGGATGAAGATGTCCAGTACCGGGTCGTAGGTGCCGCCGACAGCGGCGTAGCCAGCCCGTGTGTTGCCGTTGTACGAGGTCTGAATCCAGGTTCCCGATTCGGGTAGGAGGTCGTTGAGGAAGTCGATGCCTCGCTGCTCGTCCTCTACCCCGTCGATGGTGGTGACATCGTTCCCGACTACCAGCACTCGAAGGATCGTGTTGGTTTCGTCTAACTCTGCGAAGTGAGCCATCAGATCAGAGTCACCCATCGGCAGATGACTAGGCCGCTGCCGCCCGCCCCTGATCCGCTGTTCTCATGGGCGCCACCGGTGCCGCTGCCTGAGTTCGCTGGGGCGGCGTTTGACGCCCCATTCACTCCGGGTGTGCCACCACCAGAACCGCCCGACCCGAAACTGGTCGGCCCGTGCGAGGTAGCCGACCCGCAGCCGCCGCCTCCACCGCCAACCGTGCTGAGCCCTACGCCTGTCAGCAAGGCGTGGGTCGCACCCGACCCGCCGTTGCCAGCGAAAGTGGATGCGCCGCTACCCCAAGTGGCAGTTACACCGGCTGATCCAACACCGCCACCGCCACCGCCACCGATCTGCCCGGTGACGTAAGCCCGTGTGCCGTCGCCGCCCCTGTTACCGGTCACTCCCGTAACAGCACCCGGTCCTTGAGGGCCGGTAGCCAAACCACCGCTGCCGTTCCAAGAGCCGCCACCGCCACCGCCACCGCAACCACCAACATGGCCGTCGTAATAACTCGGCACCGAGTAAGAGAACCCAGCGCCGAAACCACCGCCGTAGACCTCGAAAATCGGGCTGCCAGCAGGGTTCACTGTCGTCGGAGAACCGTTGTTGCCTGACGACATAATGCCGGTCGGGGGAACCGTTGCACCTGCGGCTCCGGCACCGACCGTGACCGTGTGAACTTCCGAAGCCATGTTGGTCACGGTGTGCGCCCAGTACCCCCCGGCGCCACCGCCGCCAGCACCGGAACCGTTCAGATTGGCTTTGCCGCCGGACGCGCCGCCCGACAACTGGAACCATTCAACGTTCCGGTTGTTGCCGGTGATCGTCAAACTGCCAGAGGCAAGCCACTTGACGTAGGTGTAGACGCCGCTGACGCTGACCGTCCCACCCGACTGGCTGTAAAGGAGAGGAACACCGCCGCCCTGAGCGGCAACGACCCCGTGATCGGCTGGCCGAATAGCCATCAGGTCAAAGCGCCAATCAGCGACCAGGTATCAGTAGCCGTCTTGATAAGCGTCGCAGCGGCGTACTGACCGTCGATCTCCTTGTTGGAGTCCTTCGACTGGATCGTCACACCGGAACCCTGAGCCAACGTGCAGTTAGCCGAACCGATGTTCTGAACAATGATCTGCGTCCCCGTCGGGTAAGCCACCGACGAGTTCGGCGGCACCGTAAACGTCTGCGCCGAACCATTCGAGGAGGTAACCATCTTCCCGGCATCAGCCAGAACAAACGTGTACGTCGTACCGGTCTGAGCATTGAACGCCAGATAGGTAGTCGTCGTTCCCGTGAACGTCGCATCCGTACCCGTCAAGGCACCCGTCAACGTCCCGCCGGCCAACGGCAGCTTCGTCGCGTCAGCAGCCGTAGCCGCCCACGCCGTAGCGCCACCAGACGAATGCGTCAACACATGCCCGGCCGTAGCCGACGCTGCGTTCGACGCACCCGTACCGATCTTCGTCTCCAAGGCAATCGTCGCCCCATGCACGTTGACATGCATTACGTCATGCTCTTTGCCTGACGCATCGAGATCGTCGGTGGACGAAATGTCCGTCCGAAGTTGCGAACCAGAAGTATCTAGTGCGCCGGGATATGCGGTAGCCATCAGTCAGCCCCTTACGGAGTCAGATCCAGCGTCCAAATGCCGCTGGCGTTCCAGGTAATAGTGAATGTCCCGTTCGCAGAGCTGTAGTCAGCCCCGAAGTTGACGAGACAGATCAGCGGGTCGCTGCCAAGCGTGTCGTCGTAGACAACCGCGGCCCTGGCGTTGCTGATAGTCGAGGTTGTCCACGAAGTGTCAGCCGCGTCGAACTTGATTGTTCCCGAGGAACCGGCACAAGTCACCGACGTGAGGGCCGCACCACCAGCCGTGTAGCCGGCACCAGAAACTTCCTGACCGGAAAGGTCAGCCCAATGGTCGTGGGTGTCGAAGTTCGGGGTGGCGCTGTTCGTGATCATCCCCACTTTGAACGTGTCCGAGGCTGTATTCACGGCCAACTGCGTGGCATCCAAAATGTCCACGAATGTTGGCAGGAACATGCCTGATGCTGTGACTGCCATTACTGGTCACCTCCTGGGACGACCTTTAAATCGACCGACTCTGGGACAACCTGCGCGTCTACGCGGCCATCCCAATGTTCGGTCTGAACACCGCCTACCTCGCCGTCAGAATCACGGCGCACAGGTGTGCGGTTCGACGTGCCTCGCTTGGTGAGGAATCCAACCGATGAATACTTACCGCTCATCTGTCGTACATCTCTTCGGCCTCCGAGGCTTCTTCGTCTTGTAAGAAAAGTTGATGTTGGTCTGATCAGTGAGGGCCGGGGCGCTTGCCGAACCCCGGCCCTCACCGTCAGAACTCATCGGGCCTAGTTGGCGCCGATGCTGGAAGCTGACTCGATCCGACGGATCGCAGCCTCACGGAACCGGCCGTAGCCGCACATCGCGTACCAGCCGACTGGCTGGAAGCGACGCAGGGAATCGGTAACGGGACCGAACACGACCGACGGGTTCTGCCCGTACATGGTCGAGTACGCCATCGCCAGGGCCTGCTGGCCGATGATGACGGTGCCGTAGGCGTCCACGTTGGAAGCTCCACCGTTAGCGACGAGCAAAGCCCGAGGCGTCTCGATGAAGTCCACACCGTCGAAGATGCCGATGGAGCCCTTACGGACCCCGTCAGCGTCCTGACGGATCTGGAACGACCGCAGGTCAGCGGTACCGGTGTTGCCGATGAAGTCGTAGGCGACATCCGGGTGGATGAAACCGATGTACGACCCGCCGATGGTCGGAACGGAAGCGGTACGCAACGCTGCGACCTGCTCACGAACCGAGTTCGACGTAATGACATTGCCAGCTACCAAAGCACCTCGCGAGGTCTGCCCGATGTAGCTGACGTTGGATCCAGCCTGAAGCTGGTCAGCGGCAATCTGGTCGAGCGAATCGGCGGCGTTGTAGCCGACGATGTTCGCAGCGTCCGAATCGACGTTGAGGAACGACTGGCCGCGAAGTGCCGCCGTCGTGATAACCGCGTTGCCGTACTCGGCAAGGTTCACGGTCACCGTGGAATCGCTCATCGCGACTGCCGTCACATCTGAGGTCTCGGTCAGAGCCGTAGTGGCCTGGCTGAGATCCGCGTAGATGTTGAACGTCACGCCAGACCCACGATGGGACTGACGGGTTGCCTTCACAGACGCGTAGTCGGAGTGCAGGGGGTTAGCCCGGAACGCGAAATACGCGAGCTGCTCGAAAGCAACCTGGTCACTGGAGAGCGATGACTTCTGAGTGTAAGCCATTGCTAGTTACTCCTAGGGGGAAGGAAGCAACT